GTCTATAGCTCCGCTCTGCCAGCTTACGATAAATAGTAAAAGTAGTCTGAGGAGTCCCGAGATACATAATACGGCTATCGTCTTTCGGCGTAAGGATGGCTTCGGCTTCTGTACAGAGCTGTAAGAGCTTTTCACGCATAAGCTCCGTCATACTGTTGCCCGGAACCTCGACGTCGTCTAAAATCATGAGATCTGCTCGGCTTCCGGTTAGCTGTCCAGTGATTCCCACCGACTTTACGCTGGGAGCTTGGTGTGGTGAACAGTTTACGTCGAAGCTGATGCGACTCCAACGAGAATCGTCCGATTTCGGTTGTAGATGACTTAGCCATGGTGTTTCAATGATAATTTTTTGTAAAAAGATAGACATGTTATCTGCACGTTCTTTAGATGCAGATATAATCATTATTTTCCTTTCATTGTCGTTAAATAGCGTCCAGAGTACAAATGCACCTGTAATCCAAGACTTTCCTACTCCTCGGAAGGCTTGTATCTGTAAACGCTTAGGTCCGTTCTGTAAGTAGTCCGCAATAGCGTACTGAGCTCTAGTAGGTGAAGGAAGACCTAGCTGATCCCACAGTGCTTGTAGGAACAGCTTAAAATCTTCTTTTAGAGAGGTTACTATTTCATTATCTGTCATCTGTCTGGGAATAAATTATCGAAAAATTCAAATATTTTACCTTGTCCTTTTTTCTCTAGGCTTTTCGTTTCTCGACTAGCTTTTTTCTGCTCTAGGTTTTTTTGTTTAACTGTCTGTCTATAATTCCTTTGATAAAAAGCTTTATTATACTTTTCTTGTAAGAATTTACCTTTAGCGTCTGCTCCCATTTGATAAGTGTCAGCTCTCCATACTAAGTCAAACTCTTTCGGATTAATTTCACCTAGTAACTCATCATCTGGAGGTAAACCTTTTGTACGTTTAACAAGAATCTCAAAGTCTTCGCCAATAGTTGCTCCTATAGTTCCCGGTTGATTAACAGTAGTAGGATCTGCTATTTGTCTTTGTATTAAATGGTTAATTGTTCTACGGTCAATTTTTATTTGATTAACAGGAACTCCATTCATAGCTCTTTCGTAATCATCCCAACTAATATCTGCTAGTTTACCTAAATCAGTTATCGGTTTGGCTTGACCTTGTTGCTGATACCATCTGTAGAAATATTCTTCCCAAGTTCTAGGAATACCTAATTCGGCTAATATTTCTGGTTTAAGTATCTCCTTAGATCCACGTTGCTGGTTAGACCACCAAGCTTCTAGGAATGTATACCCCGGGCCACCTTCAGATCTTGCTACGGCGTGACTCTTATCTCTAGAAAAGACTGTTTTACCTCTACGATATCTAATACCTAAATCCTTATATAATGCTTTAGCAAAGTCTTCATCTAGTCTTTGTTGCTCAGTTTGCCAAGCTATTTCGTCATTAACATATTTAACAAACTGATCTACTGTACCTTCATCGTATTTAATTTTAGCCGGTTTATCAATAACTTTACCTTTTGGAGTTATCTTTTCTACAGTAGGAGGTTTGTCATCAATTAAATCTATTTGTCTAGATTCCATCTTCTTTAATTTATTAACAACATCTTTAGGTACTACAAAAGGATTTTTCTTTATTTGATGCCATTTATTATAAGGTAAAACTTTAATACCCTCAGATTTTGTACCAAAAAACTTTACGTACTCATTCTTGTTAGCTATTTTAGCATTTAAACCTTGCCATCTTTTCTTTGTACCTAATTTAGTAGTTAAAATGTCAACTTCAGCTGCATCCATAGCATCCTCAAATGTAGGATAAGTCTTAAAGTTTTTAGGTGACTGACCATAAAGGTGTAGATCATGAATAGTAGTTTTTTTAAAGTTTTTGTTGTACCATTCTTTCTCAGGTTGAACTGTAAGATCAGTTTTGTATTCACTTAAATAACTAACTATATCATCAGATGTAGGAGCTGCTAAACCAGAAGCTTGTAAAGCTAATTCTGCATTTCTTATATCTTCAGCTGAAAAAGAAGAAATATCAAATACGTCCTCTGGATTAGGTGATATTTTTTTATTCCTAGTTGAACCGGGGTTTATAGTTCCTCCGGGTCTAATTCCTAAATCTTCTAAGTCAATTAAATCCCTAGCTTGTTCTATACTAATCTTGTTTTTCTTAGCTAAAACAACAGCTCTACGAATATTTTGAGATGGTAATAAAGCGTCATCTATAATACTATTAGCTTTATTTAAAGTTATAGTCTGGTTGCTTGCTGGTACTCTACGAATACCATAAGTTGCTTCATCAATCGCATTTATACCTTTCTTTATATTTCTATTTAATTTACTAGCAAAATTTAAAGATTTCTGACTTCCAGCTAGTCTGCTTGCAGCACTGTAACCTTTAGGTAGTGCTCGTAGTGCAGCTGGCCCAACAAATAACTGTGTACCAGTAGAAGCAACTTCTCCCCATCGTGGATCTAATCCAAGTGTACTAGACACAAATCTAGCTGCATTACCTACAGTTGCATCAAGTGCATATCCGCCAGCTTCTATAGTTCTTAAACCAAGAGCAGTAAATACATCTACTGGGTTAATAGCTTCTTGCCAACTGTCAATAGACCTTTTATTTTGATAAGATTCAGCTAATGATGTTCCAAATATTTCTAGACCTTTTTTAAATCTTTGTTCATGTATAGTACTATTAGGACCATCAAGACTGTCCCAATCTTCTTTAATACTATTAATAATTTGATCCATCTTTTGTGAACCAAGTTCTTTATTTTTAAATCGTTCCCAAAAATTAGGACCTACTTGATTATTCCATAGTTCTTCAAGTGAGTAGCCTTTTGCTCTAGTATAATGTTTTCTTCCTGAGTTTCCTTGCATTTTTATTTTATATGTGATAGAATAGTTTGTTCTCTATCTGTAATACCGAATGTCGACCTCATCCAGTCTAGCCAATTTAAGCTACCTTTGTCCTGATTACATCGTTGACAACAGGATACAACATTCGTTGCAACGTCTTTACCCCCTTTACATTTAGGGTGTACATGGTCAATAGTAAGTTGTTGTAAATCATAAGTTTTTCCGCAATAAACGCATTGACAATTAAAGTGCTCTTTGATAGCTCTTCTCCAGAGCCTTTTAGATTCTGAACTTGTCATCGTTATTAAATTGTGTAAATAGTAATCAGGTTTTGGTAGTAATGGTGTCATAGATTAACGTCGTTGTGCTCCGCCTCTTCCTCGGTTAGTTTTACGATTCTCTTCGACTATCTTGCCATTCTTATGTGACAAGTCAGTCTGTGGTCCAGTACCACGCTCTCTACGTATCTTCATAAGGTTACGTCGATACTCACGCTTTGCTGGTGTGCTGTTAATCTTTGTATTATCACGTCTATGTTTCTCACGTGACTTCTTATTCTTCCGATAAAACTTAGCTGTTTTACCGGGGTTTGGGCTAAGTTTAGGTCCGGGTCTTGCCATAAAGTCTGCTCTTTACTAATTCTGGATCTACCTTTGGTATGATAGATGCAAGTTTGTCTAGTGGACTGCCCTCAAGAGCAACACCTGTAATGTCATTAGTCTTAAGCCAATCACATGCTGCTTTCAAGTCTTGAGTTTTTGCTTCTCCACATTTTATCAAACGTAAAAATTCTTGTGTAACAAGGTAGTGAAGCTCGTTAAAACTTTCTTCGTCTGCTTTTTTAGGTATTACTCTTGTTTCTGTCATTCGATGTCTAATCCTTTTTTGACTATTTGTAGTGCTCTGTCATCAAGTTCGTTATCTGTAGACTCAACTAGCTTTTCTAGTAGATCAACAACAAACTTCTTGAACTTATCGCTTTTTAAACTTGTTAGTACAAGTGGTTTAATTAGTGCTAACATTATTTAGTCTCCTTTTTAGATTTGGGTGCTTTCTTTTTAGCAGCTGCTACTTTAGCTTTAGCATCAGCTTCTCTTGCTGCTATTTGTATTGATAGTGTACTCATTAGAATGGTAAGAATTTCTTTTTCTCTGGTTTAGGTGGTAGCAATGATTGTATAGGTACGATATCCTGACATAGGAAAGCTACCCGTGTATTTGGTCTTATGGTAAAACCTTGACGTTGTAACTCTGCACATTTTAATGCTCGTACAAGTTCGTAATCTAATTGCATCTTTTCCTCTTGACGCTTGGCAATACGTCTGCATTGTTCAAGACCACGCTTGTCTAGAGGAACCATAAAGTTAATTTGAAACCCCCAGTTCTCATTTAACTGATAACTCGATGGATACAAATCTCTTGTTTCTTCATCCGCTGTATACGGATTGACATGGTTGCCCATATAGAATGGACTAAATGTCATAGTAGATCCATTACATGATATGCTAGGACCATAGTTTTGACGAGACGATGCTCCATTGTTTTGGAACTGCACCGCCTGATTCGTCACGTTACCTGTAGCTGCTGCCACAGGGTTTGATGTATTATTTGTTTCTCCTTCTGCAAACACTGGTCCTACTGTGAGAAGACAGACAGCGATGTAGTAGTAGAGTTTATTGTATAGTTTCTTGTAGTATCCCATTGTTCTACGACGCCAGCTGCTCTAGTTGTGACTTCTAAGTTCCAAGGTAATGTGGTATCAGTTACAGTAAATACTGCATCTCCACCAGCAATACCAGCACTAGCTGCCGCTGATATATTACTACCGCTCCAAGTATTTACGGCAGCACCGAAAACCTGACGTTGCTCGACCTCAGTTATCGTTTGGGTTGTAGTTGTTGTACTATTCATCGACCCTGTAGTAAACTGGGGCGTGACAGTATTAGCTCTTGCAACTGCGGGTGATAACAATGCTAAGAGAAGAATCAGTTTCT